GTTACCAATGGGCAGGTTCTAACTTACAATACGTTATTAGGAGACTGGATAGCTACTACACCTGCTTCGGGTGGTTCGGTTACTTCGGTTGCTCTTACGGTTCCACCTGCTTTCAACGTAACAGGTTCACCAATTACTACAGCAGGCACACTCGCAATATCAGGAGCAGGGCTTGCAACACAATACGTACGAGGTGATGGGCAATTAGCCAACTTTCCAACAACAAGTGGCGGTGGTTCATCAGTTAGCTACTATCTAAACGGCTCAATAAATCAAGGTACAATAGGTGGCAGCACTTACTACCAAATGAGCAAGACAGCTGTATTTGGTGCAGGTACTGACTTCACGCGAACCAATGCAGCAGGAAATGGATTGATTGCGCAATTCATTACGGATGCTAATGATCCAAATGTGCTATTGGTGCCGGGTGGAAACTTCAACCTTGAATTTTATTTTAGTGCTTCTTCAGGTGGTGGCTCACCTTCCTTCTATGTTGAATTATATAAGTATGATGGCAGCACATTCACACTATTAGCCACCGATGTTGCAACGCCTGAAGGCATAACACAAGGGACTGTAATAGATGCGTACTTTACAGCCCTTGCAGTACCAGCAACGGTTATGACTTTAACCGATAGATTGGCTTTGCGTGTATTTGTTACTACATCTGGACGCACTTTAGTACTGCACACTGAAAATTCGCATTTGTGTCAAGTAATAACCACGTTAAGCACTGGCATAAATGCAATCAATGGACTTACAGCGCAGGTTCAAAACCTTGCAGTAGGCACAGCAGGTACTGACTTTGGAATAAGTAGCGCAGGCAGCACCCATACATTCAACCTGCCAACAGCAAGCGCAGCAAATCGCGGTGCATTGAGCAGCGCAGACTGGTCTACGTTTAATGGAAAGCAGAATAGCATTGGACTTACTACGGTTGGAACTAACCTTGCAACGCTTCCGAATCCAAGTGCTGTACGCTATTTACGCATCAATGCTGACAACACTGTTTCTGCTTTAACACTTTCCGAATTAAAGTCCGATATTGGTGTGGGTGGTTATGCTGCACTAACAAGTGACTTTGTTACAAGTGGCACAGCTTATCAAAACATCACAGGTTTATCATTTGCAGTAAGCGCAGGTAAAACATACAAGTGGCGAGCAACGATTATTATTGTTGCAACAGGTACAGTCAATGGTATGCTTAGCACGAATGGTCCAACAGGTACAACGGTTTATCGTTTTACAATCGGAACAGGTGGTACAACCAATACGATTAACAATGGTTCGGCTAACAATACAGGTTCGGCTGTATCAATATCTACTACGCAGCGTATAGCCAGCGCAGATGGTATCTACATAGCAACGGCAAGTGGAACGGTAAGCATGAGTGTAATCGCATCTGTGAACGCACTCATTACAATCAAAGCAGGTTCAATCGTAGAATTTGAAGAAGTAGCATAATGGCAACGGAATTCGAAGATATCTTGAATGAATATGCCGAAACGGTCATTGAGCGTGCGCAATCAAATCTGCGTATCAAAAGACGTGTGCGTGGTAAGGTTGTGAATCGTGTTGCTTCAGGTAACTTGCTTCGTTCATTAACTTATAAGCTGCGTATTCGTTATGGCAAACCCACCATTGATTTCACTGTGAAAGGTGATGCTGGTCAATACGCAGATGTGATTGAATTCGGGCGCAAACCAAACTCAAAGATGCCACCGGTAGCAGCCATTGAAAAGTGGATTCGCATGAAGCCATTGAAACTGCGTAACAAACAGGGTGAATTTATCAAATCAACCGAGAGCGCAATCAAAAGCGCAGCGTACAATATCGCACGCAGCATTGGTAAAAAAGGTATCGAAGGTATCAACTACTATCAGGATGCAATAGATGATACATGGGATGAATACAAAGACAAGCTAATGGATGCTTACATCAAATCTGTAGAAAATAGAATACTCTTAAACAAAAGATAAATGGCATTAACAATCGTAGATGAACCCTTCAACTGGGTGGTGCGTGGTCAAAAGATTATGCTGATTGCATCGAGCACAGAAGTAGCGCAGCAAGGTTTTCGCTATGGCTTGAACATTACTGTTGATGCTAAAACGTACACGTTCTATTTGTCACCTGCTCCTGACAACAATATGTACTTTGACATTGCGCCACTTGTTGACGACTTGCGCAACCAGCAATATCATTTTGGAACGGATGATACCATTGATGATTTGAGCAAGTATGCGTTGAGTGCAGAAATAACTGAATGGTGGTTAGTTGGTGGTGTGCTAACTGAGAATGCAGGTAGCGAAGTAACTATGAGTGGGCGCATTGTTATCAATGGTGCTTATCAAGTGTTTGACGGATACAAGCCAAATCCTGAAGTTGGTGTTGATGACATCAAGTATGTGCTCGAAGTTAGCTTTAACTATGGTATGAGTGACCGAAAGTACGGCACGCATTCGTGGTATTTAGCACCAACATGGGCGGCAGGCAATCCAACCGCACAGAACATAGTGTGGATTCCTTCTTATGAAACTGACTATGGAACATTGAGCATACCGGGTAACGCAACCTACATGTTCAATAACCTTGTGGACAATGTGCGCATCGTATTGTATAAGGCAAACGGAACAACGGCTACTGAAACCATATCATTGAATGGCTATGACATAGAAGCTTTGCCTGTTTATCCAGCTAACTTAAATGATTGGACAGGTGCATGGACAATTAAACCAAATGAAGTAGACAATCCCGCTTGGCGTTACTATGAAGTATTTGCACGAACAGGTAGCACGCAGTCAAGTGTAAAGTACCGATTCTACAATGCAGCTAAATATGGACAAAAGGATTGCCATAACGATGTGATTCGTTTGGGATGGGTAAATAGTCGTGGTGGTTGGGACTACTTCAACTTCATAAAGAAGTCGGAAATGAACGATGAGATTGAACGCAAGAAGTACCGCAAGGTGTTGTTCAATAGTACAACAAGTGTATTCAGCAAAGATGATCGCGGTTTGTATGAACGCAGGAACTTAGTACAGCAGGTATTGACAGTGACCAGCGACTACATTCAGGAAGGTGAATTCCTATTCCTTCGCTCGTTGCTTGTGAGCAATCAGGTTGTTTGGATAACCCAGCGCAACGGTGAGAACATCGCGCTGCCTGTAAACTTAGACGATACCACATATACCGAACGTAAGACACGTGACGGCAAGCTTTACAACCTATCTTTGAAAGTAAGAATGGCAAACGAATACTGGACATAACATGAATGGAGAAGTACAATTAATAGTAAGAAGCGAGCAGTTACCTACAATTCCATCCTTAACAGAATCATTAGGTGCGCCTATTGTTTCAGGTGATAGTTTTTGCTTTGGTGGTCCTGGACAAGAAGCATCCTATACAATAGGTAGCAAAATTGAAATCGTTGACCAAAACGTTTCGCCTGAAGTTGTTTTGTTTACACGCTATGTGACGGCATACGATACGGTAACAGGTGAGATAACAGTAGATCAACCATTCACATCAAATGTTTCTGATAGTGGTGTTTCTATTTACACTTACACGCTCATCGTTGCCGATACATACCTCGACCTATACGAAAACGAAAGCATCTCGCAGAACTGGAAGTTTCAAGACTTATCTAACTTCACAGCACAAGGCGCATTCAGTCGTGAATTCCGCATCCCATTCAGCGAAACGAATAAGGAAGCATTAGGCGCATTATTCGATAACAACGTAGAGCAAGGTGCGGAGAACTATTTCTTTTACAAATTACCTGCTGAAATCCGCGTAGATACCCTACCGATTGCCACAGGTTACTTGCGTGTGCGCAAGGTGTATAAGCAAATGGGCAAACTCAATGAAGTCGAAGTTGCTTTCTATGCTGAAACACCTGACCTTGTTCGCACCATTGGCGAAAAGAAGTTAAGTGATATTGCTGCGCTTGCTGACTTGAATGAAGCGGTTACATACGCAAACGTAACAACGGAAACAGCCGACCGCATTTGGGCATTGTGCGATCGTGGGCAAAAGTGGAGCAATGATGGCAGCACAGGTTCGCGACCAATACTAAGCCCAAGCGCACCACTTTACCCGGCTGATTTGACACCATCAGTTAGTTGGTGGTTTCTACTTCGCAACATCGTGACGGAAGCAGGATTTGAACTTGTGGCTTCTTCACTTGAAAATATCCTCAATGATTACTGGATGCCTTTTTGCAATACACCTCAGTTAAGCTACACAGGTGGAAGCAATCAATACTTCTTTTCGGCTTATCCCAATGCGCCATTTGAAATTAATCTTGCATCAACAACCAATTCAAGCTATTCGAATATGGTTGAAAACTTTGATAATAATGGTGACTTTAATGCTGTGACAGGTGTCTATACAGCATCCGCAGTAGGCACTTTTACATACCATGTTCATCAAATTTTTTCAGTAGACGGATATAATAATACGAATTATGTAATTATAAATTTACGTATATATAAGAATGGAAGTTTTTTAAGATTTATATCAAATTACTTTTCAGTATTACCTTTTAGCTTCGTGACACAATATGGATTATTTGATCAAACATTCAATTTAGATTTAGAAATAGGTGACCAGATATTCTTCGAATTTACATTTGCTCAAGCAACAGGTGTCTTTGGAACAGATATTTTTGGTAACATCATTTATAGTCCAGTAGATTATTTTGAAACAGGAACTTTTATTGTAAATGGTGTTGCAGGTGACGGCACAACGAATGCTTCTTATATTGAAATAAATTCTGCAAATATAACAGTAGGTCAAACTATTGACTATGCATTGAACGCGCCTGATATGCGTCAAATCGATTTTGTGAATGACGTAATCAAGATGCACAACTGCGCAATAGTTCCAAGTCGAATCGTGCCGAATCAAATTGCAATCATTCCACAGAATAACTATTTAGGCACAGGCGATGTAGTAGATTGGACAGGCAAGCTTGATATATCGAAAGACGTGATGATGGGCAGCACTGTTGATGTGCAAAAGGCAACGTTTCAGTTTACGTACACAGCAGGTGAAGATGCATACAGCAAGCTATACAAAGATGCAAATCGTGTCTACGGTGACTTTAAATCGGAAGGTTATACAATCAATCCATCGACTGCTCCAAGTGATTTTGCGATAGGTGACCAAAAGATTCAACTTGTTACACGTAGCGCACCTGCTGCATTAATACCCGGAACAAGTACACCTATTCAATGCTTCTACAATGAGCAGTTAGAATTTGTTGCACCCGGTCCACGTTGCTTGTATAATGCTAATCAGGATACTGTTAATCTCTATAATGAACTTACCAGTGCAACACCTTTAACTAATGTTCCTGTTTTAAATCACTACAGTAATACTTATCCAACTGTAGATGATTACGATTTGAACTGGGCACCTGAAGTACCACCACACGTTGTTACTGTATCAGCGAATCCATACAATAACTTATTCAATCTGTATTGGCGCAATTACATGAATGAGATTTACTCGCCTGAAGGTAGAATAATGGAAGCATTCTTTGCGCTTGACTTGAAGGATATACTCACATTCTCGTTTGCCGATAAGATTTGGATTCAGGACAGCTATTGGAGAATACTTGAAATAACCGATTACAAAGTAGGTTACAATGAAAGCACAAAGGTTAAGCTTATCAAATTCCTTGACCAAATTAATGACTGTTCTTCTACACCTTACATAGTAACTGCCAACGGTGAAGTAACATTTGTTGATGGTGAAGATGATGCTGTAGAACCGACTGAAGATTGCTGCTCACGTTACGGCTATTTTTGGGATGAAATCAATGGCGTGTGTTGGGCATTTAACAATGGTGGTCAGTTCCGCAATTCGATTGTATCAAGCAACCCTGTAGTATCTAACAACCCAACACTTGAAGCTCTATCAAATGCACCGCTTTCAGTAGCAAATGGTAGTAAACTTTCAATAGTACCGGGCAACAGTGGTGTGTTAATGGTAGGACAGGATTTGTCCTTAACCAAAAGTGTGCGTGGTAGTAACGTATTAGGTCGAAACGTTGTGACTAATCTACCCGGCTTGCACGTAGGTGGTGGATATCGCAATGGTTTAAGCACTGCACCTTATTACGGATGGGCACAATTTGGAATCTTTGTGCTGCAACGATTACCAACTATTACAACATCAGGACAGGTTGCAAATTTATACATTGAAGGTGTGGCAAATGAATATATTGAAATGCCCGATGATACGCTATGGAGTTGCTTTTGGAATGTAACGATTAAAGATGCAACAGGTGCAAGTGAAACTTCATTGCATCACTTTACACTTGAAAAGGTAGGTGGTGTTGCCATTGCCAGTGCAATCACTACATTAAGCACAATAGGTGCAGTCGGTGCAAACGTTTTCACATTTGGCATTGATACGGCAACAGACACAGACCAACATCGCATAAACGTAACGTTTACAGGTGGCACTTATCCCGATGCGTTCTTCATCACTTCATCATTACAATACCAACAATCAAAAACAACATAATGGATTCAATCAAAAACTCAATGCGCTACATTCAGTTAGGCATCGCAACAAAGAAGGAACACAACTACTCGCTACGTAAGTGGCAGCGTATTCTTTGGTTTGTCACGCTGTATGCATGGCGCACCATCTTGTTTTTCGGACTTATCTATTTACTATCTAAACTTATTTACTAATGGCTGATTCTATTGTAAGGACATTTGAAATTGACACCACCAAAAGTCAGCAGAATCTTAGGCAATTAGAAAGTGCCATTGATGCTGTTGATGTTTCAGGTCAGTCGCTGAAAGCACAGTTGCGCGAATTACAGGCGCAGTTGGCTAATACTGATCCACAAACCCAAAAATATCGTGAACTTAGTAAGGCGGCAGGTGAATTAAAGGATAAAATTCAAGATGCTGCCGAAGCAATACGAACACAGGCAGGTGGTGCATTTGAAAAGGTCAGCGGTTCACTTGGTCTCGTTACATCACGTATTGCATCACTTGACTTTACAGGTGCTGCAGAAGGTGCAAAACTACTTGCACAAAATATCAGCGAAATCAAGCCGGGTGATATTGCTGATGGAATCAAGAGCATTGGTAGTGCATTCGCTTCAGTAGGTAAAGCATTATTGACCAATCCGATATTTTTGATTGGTGCCGCAATAGCTGGTGCTATTGTTTACGCTGAAGAACTTTTGTCCTTAGTTGATGGCATTACTGATGCCGAACAAAAGGCATTGAATGTTCAAAAGGAACGTGCGGCTACAGCCAAAGAGCAGTTTGATTTGATAGGTCAAACTGAACAAACGCTAAAGCGTCAGGGCTTAACTGAAAAGCAGATAACCGATTTAAAACTTCAGCAATTAAATAGCGCAATACTTGAACAACAGGTTGTAGTTGAAACAAGCAAACAACAAGCGGCTGCACAAATAGCAGCAGCTGAAAGAAACGCAAAGTATCTTCAAACGTTCCTTGACTTTGTCACGTTTCCACAGCGCAAGATTGCAGAATTCTTTGAAGGTTTCGTAAATGGTGCAATCGATATACTCAATAAGTTAGGTTTAGGGATTGAGAAAATTAGCATCACACCAATCTTTGACCAAGTAAACAATTTTATTGTAAAGAAAATTTTTGATCCCGAACAAGAACGCAAGGACCAAGAAAAAATAGTTGCAGATGCAGAAAAGAATTTGAAGTTATTGATTAACCAACGTGATGGTTTGCTCAATGAACAAGATGCAAAAGAAAAAGCAAGACAAAAAGAATCGACTAAATCTTTTGCAGACGAAGAAAAGGCAAAGACTGATGCCTTGCTTGCTGAAACAAGAAAACGTGAGCAGATAGTTCAAAGCTATTACGATAAGCTTGCGGCTTTACAAGATGCACAATTTGAAGCTACGTTAACGGACCAAGAAAAAGAAGGTCTTGCAATTACAAAAAAATATGAAGATTTATTTGCAGCGGCTGATGCAGCAGGAATATCTACTAATGAGTTGCAAAAGCAGTTGGCAGATGAATTATTTGCATTACAGCAAAAGGGTGTAGCAGATACTGAAGCAGCTGTTACTGAATCTACAACCAGTACATTAGAACAAATTCAGCAAGGTTTAGAATGGGCCGAAAAAGGATTGAATGCTGTAAATGCATTAGGTGATGCTGTATTTGCTAATCGCATGAGCAAGGTGAAGAAGGGAAGCAAAGAAGAAGAAGCATTGGCAAGAAAACAATTTAGGTTTCAAAAGGCATTGCAGTTAGGAGCTGCCACTATAGATGCAGCTAAAGCAATCACATCCTCACTTGCATCTGCACCGGTTGCGATAGGACCTGTACCTAATCCTGCTGGTATTGCTTCGCTTGCATTAGCTGTTACTACAGGTGCGGCATCGATTGCTAAAATTGCGGCAACAAAGTTCGAAGGTGGTGGTAGTGGTTCGCAGGATGTAAGCGTGCCATCGTTTGGTGGTGGTGGTGGTGCAGATACAGGAACACAACCTGCCCAATTCAACCCACTTGCTGCGCAGTTTGTAACAAATAGACCTGACCAATACTTACCACGTGCGTATGTGTTGGCAGGTGACGTAGCAAGCCAACAAGAAATTCGCGAGAACGTAGAAGACCTGTCACGTATTGGATAAACTAAATTAAATTTGCAAAATGGATAAGAGAAAAATCGTAAAGTGTGTAATCGACGAAGAAGGTCGTTTGGGAATAACCGCAATGGGGCTTGTTGATAGTCCAGCAATCGAAGAAAATTGGATTGCGTTAAGCAAGATGCAGCTTGCCAAAGTAGATGATGAACGAAGGATGCTGTATGGTCCTGCATTGATACCAGATAAGCAGATACTTCGCTATGACGAAAAGGGTGAGCCATACTATGTGTACTTTGAAAAGGCAACAGTGAGTGCAATAGCGCATCAATTCTTTAAAAAGAATCTGCAACACACTACCAATCTGCAACACGAAATACCAGTTACAGGTGTGACAGTTGTCGAATCATGGATAAAAGAAGGAAAGCAAGATAAGAGCATTCAACTTGGATTGCCTGAACTACCTGATGGCACATGGTTCATCGGGACAAAGGTTGATGAAGACCATGTTTGGAATGATGTAAAGGAAGGGAAGGTGCGTGGTTATAGCATCGAAGGTTTCTTCAATGAAGTCGGTGTGGCTATGAGTGGCGTAAAGAATTACGAAGCAGAGTTAGTGCTTGAGTTAGAAAATATCATCAGTGGTTTGGTGAAGTAAAATTTTGTTTATCTTCGCCATGTTATCGTGATAAAATTGGTTTTAGGTTTTAACATTAAAAAGAAAGGGGCAAACGAGCCCCTTCTTTTTTACAATCTAAACTAATCTACTACAGCATACATGTGCGGCTGTATTCTGCCATCGACATCTTCGATGCTTTGGCATTTTTCACAACAGCTTTGTATTGCTTATCGGTTAATCTCACTGAAATCTTCTTAGTAAACGTTTCTTGTGGCTTTTTCATAATAGGTGTATTTATTTATACGGCTAAGGTAAGAAGGATTTGGCATGTAACAAAATCACGTTTTTGCTACTATACCCAAATATAAATCGATGTCAAACATAAAAGAACAAATCAAATCCGTATTCTCTAAGTACGGCATTGATCCTTCAAGCGTTGGTATCAAGTTCGAAGAAGAAGCTGCTGCAACGGAATTAAAGTTTGCTGTAGAAGGTACTTTGAATGATGGTACAAAAATCTATTCTACCGCTGATGAGTGGGTAGTAGGTGTGGATATCTACACGCAAGATGCTGAAGGTAACCCAGTGCCGGTTCCTGCAGGCGAATACCTATTAGAAGACGGTGTGACCAAAGTAGTCGTAGGCGAAGATGGTCTCATTGCCGAAATCGAACGCGAAGAACAATCAACTGAAATGAGCAGCGAAGACCTCGTAGCTGTAATCGGTTCATTGTCGGAGCGCATTGCTGCACTTGAAACTGAAAAGACTGAACTCAGCGCAGCCGTTGAATCTGCAAAAAATGAAGTTGAAACAGTAAAAGCTGAACTTGCTTCGGTTAAGAAAGCACCTGCTGTTCCTTCAGTTAAATCTCAAGAATTTAAGAAAAACGCTGCGCCTGTTGTTGCATCGAATGGTCACTCATTCAGCGACTTCATGGAAAGCATTCGTTCTAAAAAGTAAATTAATTCACCTCATAAATTTTAATTAGAAATGCCAACAACAACTTCACTCACCACCACCTATGCAGGTGAATTAGCTGGTGAAATCGTAGCAAAAGCTTTGTTGTCTAACGTATCTGCACAGTACGTTACAATGAAGCCAAACGTACCTTACAAATCAGTAGTACGTAAAATTGATGATACCGTATCATTTGCGGCAGGAACATGTGATTTCACGCCAACAGGAACAATCACTTTGACCGAGCGCATTTTGACTTTGGAAGAATTTCAAGTTCAGCGTCAAATCTGTAAGAAGGACTTCTTCACAGATTGGTCTACAGCCGATGTAATGTCAGGTCGCGTAAACACTCAAATCCAAGATGCTATTATCGAGCGTTTGGTAGGTGGTATTGCTGCTGCTAACGAAACTATCATGTGGTCAGGTGTAAACGCTACAGCTGGTCAGTACGATGGATTCGAGACTTTGATCAAGGCAGGTGGTTCAGGTGCTGTATCTGCGGGTTCAGGCGCATTGAGCGACACTAACATTATCGCTACCATTTGGGACGTAATCAACACTGCTCCTGCTGCTGTGAAAGGTGCTGCTGAAAAGCCAGCTATCTACATGGGACAAGCTGCATGGGAAGCTTACATGCAAGCACAGATTGCTGCTGGCAACGGTTGGTACTTGACAGGTGGTCCTGAAGTATCTAAGCGTTTTGTTGGTATGTACGAAATCTACGTTTGTCCGGGTATGACTGCTAACAATATCATCTTCGCTCAACCAAGCAACTTGATGTTGGGTACATGGCAGGAGAACCAAATGAACGAAGTGTTCATTTTGGACATGCAGAATCTTGACGGCTCACAGAACGTTCGTTACGGCGCACGTTTCTACCTCGGAGCGCAGATTGCTGTTGCCGAAGACATCACCTACTGGGGTGCATAATCAATAAAATAAGAAGGGGGTGTAACAGCCCCCTTTTAACCAATTAAAAAAATAATAATATGGCTTGTAATTTAACCAGCGGCTTTCCATTAGATTGTCTTGAAGGCATCGGTGGAGTTAAGGAAGTGCTTATTGCCAACTACGAAGATTTTCAAACTGGTATTACTTATGGTGGTACTGATGGCGAAGTTGATGGATTGCCTACTGCAACCATCTATCGTTATGTTCCATTCCGCAATTCAGGTTCGTACATTGAAACGGTGCAAAAGAATTTGGAAACAGGTACACTGTTTTTTTCGCAGGAAGTTGGATGGACTTTCGGTAAGTTAAATCAGGAAAAGCGTAATGAATTCTTGAATGTTGCCAAAGCAAAAATTATTGTGTTTGTTCGCACTAATGACGATCAAATACTTTTGGTTGGTGCAGGCGAAGGAGCGCAAATGACTGCAGGAACTGTTCAATCAGGTGCGCAGAAAGCAGATTTGATGGGATATCAAGTTACTTTGATTGCTGAAGAACTTGCTCCAGCCGTTCACCTTGAACCTTATACAAGTGTTCCTTTTGACAACTTTGCCGGCATTACTGTAAGTCCTGCTTACTAAGCTTTGTTTTCCGTTCTGTGTGTCTTGTTGTATTGAAGAAAAGGGCAGGTTATCTTTGACTTGCCCTTTTTAATTAAAGAAGCTAATGATATATCTAACTACAAATACAGCCAACCAGCAAGTGTATCTATCACTTGACGAAGCGCGACAGTATTACAGCACAGCATTCACGCACTACCTAATCATTCTCACACACGAAGAAAATAGCACCACCGGAAGTGACCTTGCACAGGTTGCTACTATTGTTAATGAAACGGTGCGTGTTACACAGCTTACTATTAGCACAGTTGGTTTAACTTTGGCAGGTAGATACCGCTACGAAGTGTACGGACAGAATTCTTCAAGCAATACAAATCCTACTAATGCCGCAGTTGTTGGCATTGTTGAGCGTGGATATGCTGTTTTAAATGACAATACAAGTTGGTTTGACGTACCTGTCAATACCATTCCAAACGATATAATCTATGAACCATAACGAATCAAATATAGTTTCGCTGAAGCTTAGTGAATATGTAGCTAAGAGCGATGCAGAAAAAGTGGACCGC